AATTATCTTTAGTAGTACCATTAATAAACACAGTACCTTTATCTTGTATATTAATAACTGTTGGATACCAAACTTGTTTTTTATCATCTATAAATTTAATATCTTTATATAACTCAGGCATTACTTCTTCTGTTTGAGTCATTAACTCACTACCTTCAATCATTAATTCATTTGATGTGAATCCACAATTCATACAACTCCATATTAATATACCTTGCTGTTTATGCTCATAACAAGCATCTGATTCACAATGTGGACATGTTACTAATCTATCATTCATTATTCTATTTTTTTAAGTTTAGGTAAATTAAGTTTAGGTATATCAATATTATTTACTTTTTTTAATGTTGGTAATTTAAGCTCTACTTGTTTAGGTACTTTTGATTCTAAAATATTATCTAATACTTCAGCCATTTTATCAAATGAGAAATTAGTTTTAGCAAAATGAGCTTGGCGTTTAGATTTTTCTAAATGTTTATTATAATCATTATAAACTGATTTAAAAGCATCAGCTACTTCTCCATCATTAGGAGTAAACCATTGTGATTCAGCTAATATCATATTTTTAGCTTGGGCTGATGAATGAACATTAGTTAATGTTCCTCCTACTAATGTGTTGTATTCTGGATGTAAGAAATCTAAATGACCACTCCATTTACTAGCTATAATAGGTTTTTTAGATAAACTAAATTCAAGTAATGGTCTTCCAAATCCTTCTCCTTTAGTTAATGATACCATAGTCTTTATTTTACCATGATTATATAAATCATTTATATCTTTATCATCTAAATCACCATGTAATAAGTAAACATTTGGTAAATCACCTTTAACTGTTTGTTTAACAGCTTCTATTTTTTTAAGTACTTCATCTCTATCCATTATTGAATTAGTAACCTGAGATGTTTTTAGAATTAATGCTGGTTTATTTCCTTTTTTATTTTTAAACATTTCTAAAAATACTTTAACCATATAACCTACATTCTTTCTATCTTCACCAATATCACCTTGTAACCAATGGCCAACAAATAAAAAACAAAAATCTTCCTCAATTTCATCTAATGCTACTACTAACTCAGTTTCTTCTAAATCATTATCATCAATATAAAAATATTTATTTAAATCAACTCCTTCAAATAAAACCTCAACTGGTTTTTCTAATTTAACCACTCCTTCAAGTTGATTATTTTGTTTATTTCTTTTTTCAAATGATGATTGAATGAACACTTGTTTAGCATGATTAGAAGACACTAGTGTTAAATTCATTTTATTAATACCTTCAATCCAACTTGGATCACACACAGTGGTTTCAATACCAGCTGTGATACCAATATTAAATTTACCTACTGGTTGGAATTCATTTGGCACAGTGATTTGAATCCAAACATCAGGCTGTTTAGGCAATTGAGGTTGTCTCCAAATTAAATCATATAATTTTTTATCTTCTAGATTATTTAAATCTAAAGCATTCCAAGCTGTATTTCCCCAACGTTGAGAAATAATTTTAATATCATATTTATCATACTTTAAAAGTGCTTTAACTATATCTCTAGATCTAGCACCATACCCAGACATTGTCTCAATAGGACAACTTATAACAATTAATGGTTTCATAACAATTAATAAACTAATTTATGACGAATATGTTTTCTTTTAAGTGGTTTTGTTTTAATTAACTCAAATTTATATCTTGGTTTCCAATTAGCTAAAACTTCATTAATATGCTTTATAACATTTTCACTCATATTTTTAGCTGACATCATTGATTCATCTGATGTAACCCACTCATGAGCTAATTTTCCTCTACGCTCTCTTTCTTCAGTTCCCATCTCATATACTTTCATAATAGCTTCAGCAGCTTCTCTAAAATCAACTCTATCATCATATATATAAGGTGTTTGAGGAGAACCTTGAATACTTATATTACTTGGAAATACTGGTATAGCCCATTCTCCACATTGTTTATATTTACCAAAATGGTTAGAACAAAAATCAGCATCAAAGTCAATCCACTTACCATTTTCATCTACAAAACGCATTTGGTCTTGCATACCACCTGTCACATTAGCAATAATTGGTTTACCACACATCATTGCCTCAGTTAAAGCTAATCCCCATCCTTCATTTGATGTTAATAATATACAGACATCAGATATATTATATATTATATTAAGATCATTAGCTGGTATTTTTAAATCTGAAAAATATATTTGATTATATTGATCATCATTAAATAATATATCACGCACAGCATATAAATCAGTACCATGCTCATCAATAGGTTGAGTATGTAATACTAAAGCACATTTATCAGCTTTTTCTTTAGACAATTTATCTAAAAATACTTTAAATGCAGCCATAGTATCAGGTACTTGTTTACGTCTAATATTTCTAGAATTAAACATTAAAACAAAATCATATTCTTTACTACCAAATAATTTTTTCTTAACCTCATTTAGTTTAGTCTTATCATCAATTGGAAAAAACATTTTTTCATTAATACCATGAGGTACATAACTTAATACTTTGTTTTTAACTTTATCACCTAATACTAATTTATTTATATTAAGTGTTTGTTTTGATATAGCCATTAATCCATCACATGATTCATAATATGGCTCATTATATAATGGAGCTGGATAATCATCCCAAATGTTTAAATAGATAATAGGTATTTTTCTCCTAATTTCATTTTCAATTTGAAATAACCAAACCCAATATCTTGGATCAGTAAATATCATTAATGCATCTGGTTTTTCAATATCAATCATTTGTCTAATATACTGAGGGTCACCATATCCATTAATTGGATATAAAGTTACACTAGCATCTTCTATACCAGCATGCTTGTTAGTATCAGCATTAATATCAAAACGTTTGCCCTGATCTGGGTGACTAATAGCACCTCCTACATTTACCCAATTAAAATGATGAGCTGTACCAATAACAATTTCTCTAGCCATTGTGGATATACCAGATGTCATTCTAATATCATCACATAACAATAAGACTTTTTTTCTTTGTGCTTGTGGCAAATAACCTTCTTTCATAACACGTTTAAACTAAATTTTTAAGATTGTTTACTACCTGATAAAGATAAATTTGAATGGTTGTGAAGTTTTTTTCTATAGTCTTCATCTGTTAAATATAAATGAATACTTCTATCAACTAATTTTTGAAGTGAAAACTTTGTTCTAACACATAACACTTTAAACTCGTCAAATAATGTTTCATTAACTTTAACACTTGTTAATTTATTGTCTCCCATAATCTATATTTTATATATATAAATATATATATAGATTAAGAAACAACATTTTTATTACAAAGTTCTTTATTATTATTAAATGGACAATAGGTGCAAGAATCTTTACCTACTATTTTAGAATATTCTTTAATTATATGTTTACCATCATTATCAAAACATTCATCTAAGAACATATTAAATTTATCAGCTGCTTGTTTACGTTTAATTTTACCACTAGCTGGTCTAAATGAGGTAATGTAAGGTATAGCAAATGCTTCATTATCCCATATTTTTCTTTTTAATATAAAAAACTCAACTTCAATTTTATCAATATCAATATTATATTGTTTAGCAAAATATTCTTTATAAAGCAATATTTGAGCTAGTTTAATATCATCTTTTTTATCCTTATCTCTCCATCCTGACCTGGATGTTTTAATGTCATAGATATAAACTTTATCTAAATCTTTATCATATAAAACAAAGTCAATATATCCTTTTAAAAATACATTTTTAGATAAACCAACCATTAAAGGCATTTCAATACCTAATAATACTGTATTACGAGTAGTAAAGAATTGAGTTCTATGTTTTTTAAACCATTCAAGTATATTAATTCCATCCTCATAAAATTCTCTCATTTCATCTGGATTAGAAAAATGTTGTTTAGCAGCTTCAAATTGTTCTTTATAAACTGCTCTAAAACGCTCATTAAACATTCCTACTATATCTTCTCTATCAGCTGCTGCTCCACTTTGTTCATACATCACTTTAAGATAGTGTTGCATTGTCTCATGAATAGCAGTTCCAAATATAGTATGAATTGAGGCTGAATATGGAGCTAAATTCTTAACATAAGCTAAATACCATTGATTAGGACATTTACGCCACATTGAGTATTGAGAATATGATACTGTTGATTGATATCTATAATCAACTTCTTTAAGTTGATGTGTTTTTATTTTAAGTTCAATCTCTGTTAACTTACTTTTTGCCATATATGTCTCTTATAACCTCACCCAACCTAGTATTGTCAGAATGTATTTCAATTAAATTTTGTATATCAGGAATAATTGATTGTTCTTTTTTAACATACTGGGCAGCATCTAATAATTCTTCATATAGATGATTCATGTAATTATCCTTATTATTCTCACCTAATGTTGTGTTATATTTTTTATAACCACGTTCAGCTCTAGATTTTAAATCTTCAATTACTTGATTTGTGATATTATCTTTAGTATGTTGCATACGACTTTTTTCTCTTAATATTTCTTGTTCACGTTCCATCATGATCATGTATTCACGATATGATTTTGAATCTGATATATGGCTCATATAATAAATTTAAATGACTTAATTGGGACAGCCAAGTGATTAATTAATTATTGTAATTGATTGTATTACTAGCTTTATCTACTTTTGAAACATAACTGCGTTCAATATGGTTATTGAACTTATCAAATCGTGAATCAGTGTAACTATAGTTATCATCAATTCTACGATTGACAATGTCTATGGCTTCATCTAATTTACGTTCAATTGAATTGTAACGTTCTTCAATCTCTCTCCATTGAACTTGATTTTCTTGTTCTAATGACTTAACTCTCTCTAGTGATCCAATAACACTAACTGAAAGCCAACCCAGTACCCCAACCACAACTGCAGCCAAAGCACCTAAAATAAATGTAATCATGATTTTTTTCTCCTTTTTTTGTTTGTACCTGACTGTCCCAAGTTAAGCACATTTTTAATATTATTTACATCTACTATATTAATATATTCTTTTGCCTCACGAGTACTACATTGGTAGTACTCTGATATAGCCTTAATTGTTTCTGGATCACCCTTAGCACTTGCTTTAATATACCTAAAGAATGCTTTTTGTTTAGGTAATAACTCACAATAGAATTGATATACCTTTCTTTTAGGGCAATCTGGATAACGTTGAATTAAATTAACAACATCAATATAAGATGAATTCATACTAATGAAACGATGAATCATATAAGTATTAAACTCAGCTTTATCTTCATCCATAAATATACTCCATGGACGTTTATGATATGTTATCTCATTTAACCAATCAAATAAATTCATTCTTAACTATTAAATGAAAATCCTACCTCTTTAAATTCATCTCTAATTTCAGGAGGTAACATGTCTAAAGCTATTTTATGAGTTTTAATATCATAAAATACAGGAATAGGTACTAAAGCATCTTGTGTAGTACCAACTAAAAACTTATTAGCTTTTCTTAAAATAACAGCTTCACCTAAAACAATAGGTTCACCAGCTTCATTAGTAATTGTTACTGTTTTCTCTAATGGAATGTTTAATTTTGGTTGTTCTTGATTCATAAATTTAAAAGTTTAGCTACACAACCCATAAAACATATTTCTTTATCAGGTATGGTAGTTGAATGAAACATATATTCTTCTATAACTATTGTTGACTCTGGAGATGAATAGTGATCATATAATGACTTATATAAACCAGTGAAGTCATTTATATTATTATTAGCTATGATTTGTCTAATATTATTAAATGCTGTTTTCTTTTTAGACTTAAGTTCATTAATAACTTGTTCAATATAATTACTATCTATTACTTCATTAAGTGTTAACTTGCCTTTAACTGAATTACTTTGTAATATATTAATTGCTCGTCTTAAATCAGGATAGGTTTTTTTAACAATAGTAACTATGTCTTGCTTATCATATTTAATACTCTCAGCATCTAATATACCAACTAAATGTTTAGCCACTATCTTAATATCAGCAACTGTTAAATGAAAACTAGTTAATCGTGATTGTAAAGCATCAATAATACGTTCTACATAATTACAAGTAAAGATGAATCTAGTATTTAAACTAAATGTCTCAATAATATTTCTAAGTGCTGCTTGAGCATTTATAGTTAAGAAATCAGCTTCATCTAATATAACCACTTTAAGTGGTTTAAATGTAGCACCTGAGGCAAACTGTTTTACTTTATCTCTAATTACATCAATACCATTCTCATCAGAACAGTTTAGATATAAAAAATCACAGTTAATATTTTTAACTACTAATTTAGCAGCGGTTGTTTTACCTGTACCTGGTGAACCGTAAAGTAATAGATTAGGAAAATTATTTTTATTAATCCATAT